TGTATGAAGTCACTCTATAAGAGTCTGCGGGTGTGAGCATGGCATGCCACAACAGCGGTCTATAACCCGTTGCATCTGCTTGATTGATCATGATGTAGCCAGCGTTGGGCTGCGAAGGTGTTTGATAGCGCAAAGTTGAGGGATCCTTGTGCCAGTAAAAAGCTGTGCCCGGGCCGTGCCAGGTCAAGTGCATGCTGCCCGGCATTTCTCCATCGGTGTGCATACCGCAGGTAAATCCTGGTTCGTCCACCCACCATGCTGTTCCAAAATAAGAATGCAATTTTCTACCCACTTGTTGTTCAATGTAACTCCATTGACTGCTGATTTCTTGATGCCACTGATCAATCCAGGGTATGGCTGTGTCTGTTATGCGTCTACGTGCCCAGTTCTCTTGCCCTTCTTGTGGTTGCCAAGGCAGACTCATCCAATCAGTGGCCATGACCAATGCGGCCAATTCAACAGATACTGCAGGTTCCACGCGGAACAAATTGTTTTCGCTGTCAATGGAAGTCACAAACATTGTTGTAACTCCGGCCATAGTTGTTGAAATTGTCCTGCTGTGTCAGGATGATACTGTGTTTCGTTGAGGTGTATGTGTTGTTTGAATTGTTGTGTTATCTGTGGCTGACTTTTGGTTACTGCGCGATAGTTATCAAGTGCTTGGTCAAAAAACACACGTTCTGCAGAGGTGGCCATGTTTGTGGCATAGAATCGTTCAATCTCAGCAGCGGCCAACTCTGCAATCTCAACTCCATGCAAGAATGGGTCTAGGTATTCAGGTTGAAACAAGTTTTGCCACAGCACTGTGGCTCCAGCTGATTCAACAAACTGTCTAAACTCACACAGTCGCGTGGCATTGTACATGTTGTACACTGCATGCACACCTCCCCATTGTCCTTGTGACTGCATCAAGCCTTGTATAATCTTTAAATTTTCTTGTAACACAGTCCACGAGCCGCCATGACGCACATATTCAAAACGCTGATCTATATTGTCAAAGCTCATGCTCCAACCCACACGTTTGCGCTGTGAAAGTTTGCGGAATATCCGGTTGGTCTGTAAATCCACATTCAAGTTGGTGATCAATGTCACAATAGCAGTGTCAGGGATGACATCTAACAGTCGATCATTTTCAGGCAACAACAATGGCTCACCGCCTACCAGAGCCACTTCGTGTATGTGTTCATAGTGTTGTTCAATGAAGTCACACACCTGTTCGTAGTAAGGTCTTGCGCCAGATTTAAAAGGTATGTGTTTGATCCCTGCCCATTTGCTACTGCATGCTTCACCACAGTAATTGCAACTCAAATTGCAAGTGGTATTCCAACGCACATCCACAATCACAGGATAGTGATATTGATTGCCAGCTGTGCTGTAATCAAAGCCAGGGTTGACATTGTTGTGCCAGGCACGTTCTGAGTCTGCACCAAAGCGTTCGGCTCGCACACAGTTTGAACAATAGTCATGTGCTTGCCCTTGTGAAATACTGGCACGTATTTCTGTCATCAACTTGCTGTTGAGTATTTGTTCAATTGACTGCGAGTTGAGGTTGCCCAGCATGTTGGGGTTGCCAGCACAGCATGTTTTGACATCACCACGGGGATTGATGTGCAAACCCCGCCAGGGGGCTGCACAGTAGAAGTTGCTCATGTCTTATTTACAGGTTGCTCAAGGCTTGGTGTAGTTTTGGTTGATACCTTGCGTACCATCCAGTGGCTTGATATGAATCATTGCCAAAATCAGCCCAATTGTAGTTGTGTTGTATTTGACGCATCTGTTGCTGTCGATAGTCCATGGCCAAGGCTTCGGTGTCAATTTGTCTACACAGATTGATCAAGGGCTTGATGTTGGTATCGTGTGCATGATCTCGAAAAAATCTAGGTTCAAATCCCAGTTGTTCCAACACGCGATAGCCCACATCACTCATGTATATAGAAAAACAACTTTTGCTCAAGATTCCTTTGGCTGTTTTTTCTGACAGAATGGTGTCCTCTCCTGGTTCTGTTTCAGTAATTATTGATATACCGGTGCCCCAGGCTGGATGATTTATAGTGTAGTCGTTGGGAAAATTATCTGGATTTGTGGCAACCGAGTCGGGCCCTTGTCTAATTTCATCATTGATTTTGAGATCAGTGTTGCCTGCAGAGTTCAACCACCCGTCAACATCTATGTAGGCATTGTCATACAGTCCAACGTGACTCACGCTGTACACATCTCTTTCGGCGTCAATCAACTTGTCCCGCATCAAGGTGTGCATGAGCCAGGATCTGTGTGATTTGGCATTGCGGTTCAAACAACCAATACGTCCTGAACGTGGGTGATCTGCAAGGTTTTGCCAGTTTGGATATTGATGATACGGGATCATCAAAAAGGCTGGATAGTACACACAATTGGGCACATCGTCAAACCAGTGTTGAGCACGTGAGCTCAACAGCACTATGCGAGATTTTGGAAAATACGGTTTCATCTCTTCAAGATAATTTTGTATTTGCTTGTTGCTGAGTCGTATTGGATCCCAGGTGGCATCAATAAAAATCAGTCTAGCATGACTGATGCTGTCACGCAGTGCTTTGCACTTGGAAAAAAAGGCAGGGAAGTCAGCTTTTTTCAAACTGTCTAAGAAAGGAGTGTTTCTAAAAATTACACTGTGCGGTGGCAGTGCTCGCCCCACCTGCCACGGGGTTTGGTCAAGTTCAGCTTGGCTGCGGCTGAAAGAAAATACAAGCATGTGGGGCTGTCAATGAGTTATTGGCACCAAGACGTTTTGGCTTCGCCGTAGTATTCTCTGGCATAGCCATTGGCGATCAGCATCTGTCGCAAACTTTGGCCATTTAGAATGACATCTCCCAGTACACGACCACCGTACTTGTCCCAATCCATGAGAATGATCTGACGCTGGGTGGCCTGTGCAATTGCATTTTTAGTGAAAGCGGAGGCAGCTTCGCCGCGTTGTGCTTCACTAGGGCATTGAGCTCGGTGTCCTTTTTCTGGAGTATCCACGCCAAACACTCGGATTGACAGTTCTTTCTTAAGGGGATCAGGTAGAAAGGGTGCGCGAAAGGCCACTGTGTCGCCGTCGATCACTCTGGTGATTTCAGCGTCATATGTGACACCAGGCTTTTGTTTGGGTTGTGCCATGGCCAATGTAGGAACAATGAGTAAGAGTAGGATGAGTTTTTTCATGTTAAAATTTTAAGTTGTTATAACAATAATCTCACCTGTGGTGGGATTGTAGTACATGGGTGAGAATCCTGCAGGTATTGAGCCTGCAGTTGGTGCGGCAAAAGTCACACTGGTCACTGCTCGCACAGGTTTCACTGTGAATGTGTTGGCTGTGGTTTGATTCAAGGCTGAACCTGTAGCATTTATGATGATTGAGTTGTTGGCTTGATTAACGTCACCAGCATTAGATCCAATTGCTATAGCATAGGTTCCTTGACTTGAGTTACCAGCAAACTCTCCTATGGCTATTGCACTGTTACCTTGTGAGGTCATACCAGCACTGACTCCAACTGCTACTGTTCGCTCACCCTGTGCTGAATTACCAGCAAACGATCCTATGGCTACTGCTATAGAACTTTGATTGGAAAATCCAGCTCGTTGTCCCACTGCTACTGATTGACTACCTTGTGTGGTTCGTCCGGCGTTGTCTCCAACTGCTACAGAATACGCACCTTGTGTGGTTTCCCCAGCTTGCCTACCAACAGCAACTGATTGAGTGCCTTGTGTGGTTGCGCCAGCACCAACGCCAATGGCCACTGTAACATTGCCTTGTGCAGACAATCCAGCATACGCTCCTATGGCCACTGATTGGATACCTTGGGCATCCTGGCCAGCGTATAATCCAATGGCAACTGATTGTGTGCCTTGAGTATTTTCGCCTGCACCGTGGCCAATGGCCACTGCGTCATCACCTTGCAAAGCAACACCGCCACCGGCATTTTGACCAATTGCCACTGCTGTTGATCCTTGGGTGGCACCGGCATTATCACCAATTGCAACACTTTGATTACCTTGAGCAAATAGTCCAGCACTATTACCAATGGCCACAGAACTTATGCCTTGAGCATCAAACCCAGCCGATGTGCCAATAGCCACGGCATTGACACCTTGGGTGGTGTTGCCGCCGGCATTTTGACCAATTGAGATGGCTGCGGCGTTTTGACCACCGGCACCGGCATTTTGACCCAGTGCTATTGCCGCCGCCGCCTGCCCATCAAAACCAGCATTTTGACCTAACGTTATTATAGTAGGGCCTGATGCACCATCTTTATTGATTAACAGTGCCCAGGTTGTTGCTCCTGACGGTGTGGCCACTGCTGTGAGTTCGCCCAGTGCATTGCCTATGTACAAGATGGTTGTGGCTTGATCCACCACAAGTTCACCGGGCCTGGCATTACCGTCGTAGTCAACAATGCTGACTTGAGCATTGTCTTTCATTGCGGCACGAGAGATGCCTGTGATGTTTGCGTATGGTGGTGGTGGATTGGCCATTATCTAGGGTATCCAGCAAATGGTTTGACAGGGCTTTTTGTGTCAGTATCGAGCTCTTCATTGCTGCCACGATCAGACAACAGGTGACCTTGTTGTCCCATTTCTATTTCGGCGGCTCGAATTATGTCTTCTTCTTCTTGAGTGTAAGCCACTATTACTGCAAAATTATTTGCAGGACCATATTTTTTGTTGGTCTTATGATCTGCCATGGCAATACCAAATCTATAGATATCATAAGGATTTGAGCTCATCATCCCCGGGTACTGAAAAGTCGTGGGCAGCGCCCTACTGAGTATAGATTTCTGTTCAAATACAAATTCACAGGCTCTCATCTGGGGTAGCCCTTGAACGCGGTGACAGGACTGGTGGTGTTCACAGCAGGATGTTCTTGACTGCGTAGGTCACCATGATTCAAATCTTCATGATGGCTGCCCACGGCCTTGTAGGCCATTTTCATCATGTCCTGTTCTTCTGGTGTGTATGGTGCCGCAATGTTGTTGCGGCCTGCCCATGACTCTCCGTCTAGTTCAGGCACAAATGAGCCATCAGTTGACGCCACGGCCATCATGATTCTGTTGAGTTCGTACACACGGTCAGCAAACTGAGTATCGCGAAACTTGTTCATGCCCACTGTGGCTTGATTCAGTCGCTTGCTCATTTTGCCAACCTTGTCTTCGGTCACAAACTCCTGTGCTCTCATATTAGGTGGCTGGAGTTGCTATGCCATTACTGGCTGCTGTGGCACTTGAAGCTGTGCCTAGTGCAGTGGCGGTGAAGCCGCCGGCGCCTGTAAGAATGTTCAAATAGTTGCCTGCACCCACGTAATATTGTGACACTGTGTTGCCTGGCACCGCAATGGCGTTGGCATACAAGTTGCCCAAAACACTGGTCATTGTGGCATTAGCAGGTGTGCCGTTGGCCAGTTTATAAGTCAACTGTACAGTACTGACTTGAAATGTCACATTGCTGAGTGTGGTGGCAAATTCCACTTTGTCTGTGGTCCACAGAGTATTTCCTATTGCATTTACAACTTGTACTGTGGTTGCCATTATCGGTCACCTTCAGGTTTGGACACTATGGGTTGAAATAGTTCTCGTGCTTGATACATCACACCCGGAATTTCCACAGGTGTTTGTTTTACTGTGGGAATTGCGGGCGGCACATAATTGTTGGCATTGCGCTGTGCAATTTCTGCTGCCACTTCACTGTATGGTCTCATCATGATTTACCCCTTGTATGCTTGCCATTGGTTGGTGAGAGCAAAAATGCTTTCATCAATATCTTTTTTCTTGATTGCATTTGTTCCAGGAATCTTGTCACCAATTTTTACATCATCGTCTTCGAGTCCTTTGGTGAACAAGTTGCCTTCTTCAGTTTTTTCTTCGTCAACGGCTTTCTTGGCTTCGCGGATGCCGGCCATTTCTCGCATGCGCTGAATGCTTTCTTCCACTGTGTCTTCTTCGTTGACATCATCAGCAGCGTCTTTCATTGGCTCGTCTTTGTTGTTATCTTTGTCTAAGTCCAAGAAATCAGGCTTAGCTGCTTCTGCAAGCCCAGCCATTTCCATCATTCTACGCAGATCATCATCATTGTGTGGTCGAGTAGCCACAACAGGCACAGTGGATTGTCCGTCACCGGCAATGTCTGCTTTGGGCTTGTTCAAGCCACCTGCATACTGTAATGCATCGTTGGAAGTTTGAGTATTGGTAGGATAGTCTGGAGCATTTTCGTCTACCATGTGTCCATGCATGTCGCCGCCATGTTGGTCTTCGCCGCCCAAGCCTGCTGACTTCAGTATCATGGCCAGTTTCATTGCATCTTCGTCAGTGGCTGTGATTGTCAGGCTCTTGTTGCCGTCAGTTGAGTCACTCATATTGATGCTCATTGATTCAGCAATCATTTGTTCCAGGTCACGATTGAATGAATCGTAAATGCCTTTGCCATAACTCATGCCACCAGACTTGGCTGGTTTAACGGACACTGTGCCCTTGTCAACAGTTGCACTGATTCGACCAGTGCTAGAACTGGTTGAAGTTTTGCCAGGGCCAGTTTGTGTGGTAGTTAATCTTCCGTCTTCAGAGTTCTCATCAACTTCTTTCTTTTTCTTTTCTGGCAAGCCTTTGTGCTTGGTCTTGGCAAAGTCTGCAGTGTCTTTTGGCTTCATGCTGTTGGCCACTTTGCCCACAGCCTTGCTGGAAGGCTTTTCGCCTTTTTGTGCTGCATGCACCATGCCCATGAAACGTTGTTGCTTCTTGCTCACTGCTTTTTCAGCAATGGGTTCTTCGCTGTCATCACCAGCTTGATTTTGCATGTACTCGTCAATGGAGATCATCATGCCTTCAATCTTGGCCAACTTTGATTGCACCCACTCTGGCAAGTTGTCGTTGTCGCCTAGCACTCGACTCAAGGCCTGTGCATGACGCACAATGGTCTTGATGTCGTCTTTGGCCATATCGCCTTCTTGATCGTATTCACCTTGGTCACGAATGTCTACTTCGCCTTCTTTAGTCATCAACTTCGACTTGCCTGACGGTCCTTTAGCACCAATGCTTTGCTTAGTGCCCTTTGGACGTCCACGTCCACGCTTTTCTCCGCTGGTTTCACTGTCATCATCGGCACCAACACTAATACCTTGTGCATCAGTACGGCGTGTTACAGTACGTCCTGTATATCTTGGATCTGAAGTGCTGTGCTTGATGTCGTGTTTGCTGCCACGTTCAGTACTGCCGGCTTTGGGCGTATCAACTCTTCTTGTGCTCAAGTCAAACGCAGTGCCTTTGGAACGTTCTTCGTCCATTTCAGCATTGCGACCACGACCGCCGCCCAGGGCACTACGCATGGCTTCGGCAGCCACATCGCCCAGCATTTCGTCAACTTCTTTTTTGGCGCCGGCAATTTTGTCGGCAAAAGTGATTTTGTTTGCAGGAGGTGCCAGTTTGGCAAATGACTTTTGTTTGGCAGTCATTGGAGCACCAGCTTCTGGCACTCTTTCATGATTCTTTGGTAAAGGCACTCCTTTTTCACCTGGCTTGGGTGGATCAGCAGTCCATACGCCACCTTTGATGGTGCCCATGCTGTTGCCGCCTTTTTTCATTGCGTCAGGATTCAAAGGTTTCCAATCGTCCTTGCCAAATCCAGGTGCAGCAGTTCTTGGACGAGTACCACGAGTCATTTTATTTTCTGCTTCTTCAGGTCGTTTTGGTTCAATGGCTAGTTTGTACACACCGTCAATTACTTCGCCACCTTCGTCAACACTTTTGGCCGGAGCAGGATAGCGTTTGGCTAGACGTTCTCTTTCGTCTGGTCTAGGACCATATGCAGGATCAGGCATGTCCAATCCCAGTTTGTCTTTGATCTTGTTGATCACACCTGGTGATGTTCTGTTCACATACTTGGTTTGCCCTTGACCATCGCTGGCCCATGCACCGCGACCGGCACCGGGGAAGTTCTTGGCAGAATACCCTTGGCCCGCCATCTTGTCAAGACTTCGTGATGTAGCAATCTGCTGGTCCGTGTTTGGTGTTTTGTAATTTTTAGCGTCTGGGCTGAAGGAATACATCGGGCCTGCTTGATTTTCTTCAGGACCAGCACGACCTGGACCAAAGTCACCCTCGGCTACTTGGTCGTTGTCATACTGATTGAATTCTTTGCGGGTAGCAGCCATCTTTGCTTTACTGGCACCTTCTCTACCTAGTTTAGACAATTTTTCCATGCCGGGCTTGGTGTATTTTTCAATGCCTTTGGCATGTTGACTCATGTCACGTTCGTTCAACTGCTTGTGTGTGACTTCGGGGGTAGCACGGATGCTGTCTAGTTTTTTGTTTAAATCGTAAAAGAAACTCATTTGTATTATCCTCTTGGGTTGGCGCCAGTGGCTGGTTTGGGTGGACGATTGATCTTGCTCATTGGGCTTTTGTTGCCCGTTGGAATATCATTTGTGGTTTTGGCTGCGGGTGTCTTGCCCCCAGCCACGGTGAAGTCACTGCGATATGCATTTTTCAACACAGCATGATCATAAGGTCCAGTTGCGTAGTCCTTTTTCAATGCACGTTGTTCAGCATCAGGCGCAGGATAATCTGTATCAGTCAACAGGTCTTTGTTTTCCACTTCAACTTTGTTGGCTTCGTCAACTAGGCCGTCAACATGATTTTGTGTTTGCATCACAATGTGATTGGGATCAAACCCCATCAGTTGTGCCAGTTGTTTGATCTGTGGTTCAATAGCTGGATATTTGAAACTCACATCAAACATGGACACACTGTCATTGGGGTTGTTGGGAAAATCAGTCAGCACTTTTTGTATGGGTGTGGTTTTTACGTCACCCATGCTCACTGGATCAAATTGATCCAGTTTTTGTTTGAGATCGCGAATTAACTCTGCGGACGGTTTGCCCAGAAGTTTAATACGATAATCGTAAGTGCGCTCACTTTCGGCTAGGTATTGTGCAAATTTTTTCATGTCAGGTTCCTGTAGGGTATTTATTCTTTTTTGTCATTTTGATCTTTGCCCAGTATTCTTTCCAGTAGATCATTACGACTCAGCACCATGCCTTGTGCTGTTTGCATGGCGTCTGAGCCTCCGGCATCAGCGGCTTTGGCGTCTATAACTTGTTGTTGTTGATCCAGGCGCATTTTTTTCATCTGCAGATCAATCATCTTGAGCTTTTTGTCTAGCTTGGCTGTTTTTGCTGTGATAGCATGTCCTAGCATGTTGCTGGCCACACTGAATATCTCACTGGCAAATCTTGAATCAACTTGCATGCCAAGATCCATGAGATCTTTGTAGCTGTCTTTGGCCAGTTCAGCCAGGCCGTCCATTTCTTCATCACTGCTTTCCAGGCCGCGCACACCGGGCAAAGCAGCGTCTACTTTGTCTATGTTTTCATCCAGGATTTGTAGTTGTGTGCGTAGGTCTTGCACAGGAGGGCTGCCAGCATCAGTTTCAGGGGCATCCTCTGATGGGGGCAATTCAAACAGTTCTTCGAGTTTGCGAGTCATGCCATATTTAGTGGCTATTTTTTTCCGTTATGAAACATTTGGTCTTCAGTGATCACTCTAAAAGTGATGCCATTTTTCTGAGCCCATTTGGTGGCAGCCGCCCATTTGGCATAGTTGATGGCCACAACAGCACGGTCTCGACTGTTCATTTTTGATTCAACCACGCTTTGTTTTTTAGGTTTGATTTCAATCAACTCTGCTCGCATGATGTTGTCACGTGTGCGATAAGTGATTAGAAAGTCTGGAATATACTGTGTACCTTTGCCAGTGAGTGGGTGCCGATAAGGTATAGCAATGCTTTCACTGGCCCATTGCAAGATATGATCATTGGTGTCGCAGAATTTCATAAAACTGAATTCCCACCCAGATCTATAACGCGGCTTGCCTTTGCCCACGTATTTGTCTGCATTCAACACTTCATAATATCCCTGGGCCCAGTGACTCATGGCAGTATATTTCTAGCTTGATAAAAGTTTGGTACCACTGCTGCTCCCACGCCCAGCAGTGTGGCTCGTGAACGTATGTTGTTGAGATAGTAGGCTAGACTGACATCAATGTTCAATCCTGAATTGGACTGCATTTGTTGCAACAATGTCAGTGCTGAGATTTCAGTTTGTTCAGCAACTCTAAACAAGCTCACAGTAAAATTTCCTGCGGCTTGTTTGGTTTTCATCAAGCTCACAAAATAACTGTACACAATGTCATATTCAGCGGCAGGAATGTTGGCATCATAATCATAAAAACTGTCAAACACTCTCACAGTTTGATCAATGTTGGTGTTGGCATAATTTACTGTGGTCATGATTTAGATAGCCCCAGGGTTTTGTCTTTGAGTAGCAGCTTCGTTGGCCTGTTTGGTGGCTTGATTACGTTCGGCCTGTGCTCGAGGGAACAGCCAACCATCAGCTTTGTTGGTCACTGCTTTTGTGGCATCAGGAAGACCTTGTACCAAGACATTTTTACCCAGGGTCCTGGCTTCACTGCGAGCAATAGAAGAAATATCTTTGTTCTTGTATGTTTGATTCAGTCTAGCACCTTTTTGCACAGCACCAATCAAGCCCAGTACTGAACCACTTTGTAGATCGCCAATGATGCCAGCGCCAGTTTCCAGCAGACCGCCTTGTCCAAACACTGTGGTAGTGCTGCCTGGTCTAGCAATAGGACTGGTGGTTTTGTCATAGTGTGCAGGATCAGCAAAACCTATTATGTTGGCATCACCGCCGTTGCGTGGATCACCAACTGCACCAGAATAGTATTTCACAGTTTCATAGGCCACGGTCATTGAATTTTGCATGATGCCGCCACCTTCGGCATAGCTGTATTGGTCATGACTCCAGTTTGTTATTAGTGGATTGATCAAGATGTACTCAGCAAACTTGTGCTGGTCCATGCCGTAGATTCTGATGTCGCGAAAGAAAGGTGGCTTGCCTGAAGTCAATGTTGATGCGCCATCATTGTATGCTTCACCAATGTAGCCCCAGTCGTTGACATTGCCCAGACGTTGTTGACTGTACAGGTCGCGACCAGTGTATCCAAAGCCGGCCACGCGACTGGCATCAGGGCCGTTGCTGCCGTTGTTGTTGTTGGGTTCTAGGTATCGTTGAGCTGGATCTTTGTAGTAATAGCTCATGTAGTAGTACCAAAGTTTTCTTATGAGGTCGTTGCTGGTGTCATGAAACACCACACTCACAGGCTCATAATTTAACTTGGTCTGTATGATTCTTTTGCGATTGTACTGATTTAATGTTTCTGTTTCAATGTTGTACTTGGGCAAGTCCACAGTCTTCACTGCCAGGCTTATGTTTTTGATGTCGTCTGGATCAGCAAAGGCGCCACGCAAAAAAGGCACTTCGGCTGTGTTCAAAGTAAAACTCACATGAAAAAGAAACTTGAATCGTGGCTTGAGTTCGTAGGCATTGGTGGTAAATGTACGGCTTGCGTGTTGGTAATCACGCAAGCTGTTGTTGCCTGTGAACCCTTTTAAGAAGTCCTGGCCAAATGACGGCATGTTTAGACGCCTGAGCCAGTTACCACATCACCTAACGCACGTCCAATTTCAGTGCCGACGCCTGAACCTTCAGGAGTTTGGTTAGCATTGTCGTAAGCAATGGTCATGGCAATGGTCACTGCTTCGTTGGTGCCATAGTTGAGTTCACCGTAGTCAGCACCTTTGAGGTAGCAGCCATACAGTTCCCAGGTTTCAAGTACCACAGGTACATTGGCACCGTTGCCACCATCCAACACTTCAATCTTGGTAAGGAATTTGTAGTCAATGCCAGCTGCGGCTGAACTCATTTCTAAAAAGTCCATTTGTTTCTGGAACTGTTCGCCGATCAAACGACTCACTGCGCCACTTGCATCGTCTCGTATGGTGCAAGCAATATCTGCCCAGGCGTGTCGTCCAGCCAACTTCAACGTTGAGTTGTAGATGGGCAGTGCGATTTCTTCAAAGGTCAAGTTGGGTCGTGCCACGCTGAGCACTTGTTTGGTTAATTCAGTTCTTGGAGTGCTTACCCCAAAGTTTTCAAACATCACTCTAAAGCGATATCTAAGTTTGGGCATCAACAGGCCTTGAGTGGTAGAACTTTGATCACTTGCCAAGGGTACTGTCATTCGCTGTAATGATGAAACGGCCATTTGTTATCTCCTATATGTTTATTTAGCTGAATAGGTGACCGGAAAAA